ACTGGCCGACGAAGAAGATGCCAGAGTGCGCGGTGCGTTTGTCTTTGCTGGTGGCAGTGCCACAGGCCGGGCCAGCAGCTACGGCGCTCAAGTCCACAACTTCACCCGCAAGTGCGCTGCCCAGCCTGATGATGTGCGCCAGGCGATGGTTCGCGGTCATTCGATTGTTCCTCAGTTTGGAAAGCGCGTCACTGATGTTCTCAAGGGGATGCTGCGCCCTGCGCTGATGCCAGCCCCCGGCAAGGTTCTGGTCGTTGCTGATTGGGCTGCTATTGAAGCTAGGGTAAACCCTTGGTTGTCTAACTGCAAGGCAGGCGAGGAAAAGCTGAAGCTATTCGCGTCTGGCGAGGACGTTTATAAAGTCAACGCCAGTGCGACCTTTCACGTCCCTGTCGATATGGTCAACAAAGACCAGCGCCAAATTGGCAAGGTTCAAGAGTTGGCCTGCGGGTTTGCTGGTGGCATCGGCGCTTTCGCTGCGATGGGCCGCGCCTACGGTATTTCACTGCCTGAGTCAGACGCCAAGCGCATGGTTGACGGATGGCGTAGGGCAAACCCTTGGGCAGTTCGGTACTGGCAAGACCTAGAATCTGCTTACACCCGCGCCATGCGTAATAAAGGTAAAGAGATAGCCATTGGTCGAGTCGTCTATCTATTTGACGGCCAGCACCTTTGGTATGCCTTACCCTCTGGCCGGGTTCTTTGTTACCCCTACGCTCGTCTGGAAACCGATGGTATTACTTACGCCAAGTCCGCTTGGAAGCCTGCCGCTGACGCCAAAGAATGGCCCCGCGCCCGTCTGTGGAAGGGTCTGGCCTGCGAGAATATCACTCAGGCTGTCGCCAATGATCTTTTACGCGCTGCGCTGCGCCAACTGGACGATGTAGTGCTGCACGTTCACGACGAAATTGTGATCGAAACAAATGCGCCAGATGCTGACGCATTGCGTTCGACCATGTGTACCCCACCCATTTGGGCTGCGGGTTTACCCCTAGACGCTGAAGTCTCAATAATGGAAAGGTATGGAAAATGAATTTTCTGGATTACTTATCAAGTATCGCCCCCGATGGCGAGACAGTTCTGATTGTGCGGCAGAAGCCTGCGGTTCCCGAGGCGTTCCACGCCGATGGCGCTCTCAAGTGTAGTTGGCCTGCTTATCTGCCTGAAAAGTGGAAGCCTGGTCAGGCTTGGTACGCCAACACGGGTTGTTTCATTCTGGATCGGTTTGAGGCCAACCGCCCGTCTGCCCGTGCTGACAATTGTGAGCGTGTCGCTTTTCTGGTGCTGGATGACGTTGGCACTAAGGCCAAAGTCCCACCCATCGCCCCGACTTGGATTATGGAGACATCACCCAATAATTACCAGTACGGTTACACCTTTGCGCTTGACGACCAACCGACCAAGGGCGACTTTAGCGCGGCCATTGTCGCCATTGCCGAGGCAGGCTATACCGATGGTGGCGCGATCAATGCGGTGCGTAACTTTAGATTGCCCGGTTCAATCAACCTCAAGCCCGGCAAAAACAATTTTGCTTCCAATTTGGCAGATTTCCACCCAGACCGTGAGTTTTCCCTGCCTGAGATATGCGCCGCCCTTGGTGTCAAGCCATTGCCTGCCGACACATCTACCCACCGATCCATTCGCCTGACCGATGACGGCGGTGACGATGTGCTGGCGTGGGTTGCAACCCAAGGCGACTTGTTGGAAAAAGGCAATTCGAGCGGATGGTGGGGCGTGGTCTGTCCAAACCATGAGGCTCACTCAGACGGTAACCCGATGGGCCGCTATAACCCTTTGAATCGCGCCTACTGTTGCTTGCATGAGCATTGCGCCGAGTGGGACAGCGCCGCCTATCTGACGTGGGTTGATTCCCAAGGTGGCCCTAAGCATTCGCACGGTCTGCGTGACGAGTTGCTGGCCGCTGTCATGGACGGCGCATTGTCCAAGCTGGCCCCTACGCCGGACTACCCCGATGAAGCCGCCGCCGTGATTGCTCAAGTCGAGCAGCGTGAACTCGGCCGCATTGAAAAGGCATCTTGGTATGAGCGTTTTGCGTACCTCCAAGATGATGACGGTTATTTTGATATGCAAGACCGCCGCGAAATAATGCGTAAGTCATTCAATGCGGTGTTCAGGCACATAAAATGCTTGTCGATCCACACCCAGCGCAAAGTCGAGGCGAGCATATCGTTCGACGAGAACCGCCAAGCCAAGGGCGCTCGGTCATTGGTCGGCATCACTTACGCCGCTGGCGAGTCGGTGCTCGTATCGCGTGACGGCTTGGTGTACGGCAACCGCTGGAAAGATGCCCGACCGACACCTATTAAGGGCGACATCTCGCTATGGATGCGCCACCTTGAGCGCATGATCCCGGTCGATTTCGAGCGCGAGCACCTCTTGAACGTTTTCGCCCACAAGGTGCAGTTTCCCGGCCATAAGATCAATCACGCCGTGTTGCTGGGCGGCAATCATGGTTCAGGCAAAGACACCCTGTTTGCGCCGTTCTTTTGGGCTATTGGTGGTGCTGCCAAGCACAATTGTTCGCTAGTCAAAAATGAAGAGTTAACGTCCCAATGGGGCTATGCCCTTGAGTGCGAAGTCATGGAGATTGCCGAGTTGCGCCAAGCCGAGGCCAAAGACCGCCGCGCATTGGAGAACACCCTCAAGCCTATCATTGCCGCCCCGCCTGAGTTGCTGCCCATTAACCGCAAGGGACTGCACCCTTACCAAGCGCTTAACCGGGTTTTCGTGGTGGCGTTCTCAAATGAGCGTGTCGCTATCTCATTGCCCTCAGAGGATCGCCGCTGGTTCGTCTTGTGGTCGGATGCGCTCAAGCTGCCCGAATCGGATGCCGTGGCCCTCTGGACATGGTACAAGTCCCGTAACGGCTTCGCCGCCGTGGCCGAGTATCTGCACACCCGTGATGTGTCAGCGTTCAACCCATCGGCTGTCCCCCCGATGACCGAGGCCAAATTGATTATGGTTGAGCACGGCCACAGCGCCGCCGAATCCTGGTTGATCAACTTAATTACAACCCGTGGCCGGGTATTCGTGAATGGCGTCATTGGGGCGCCTTTCCACGCGGTATGCGAAGACTTGCAGCTATATGCGCCCCCTAATGTGCGGATTGTCCCCGCCGCCCTCCTGCACGCCCTTAAAGAGGCCGGATGGATCGACTGTGGCCGCATTGCCTCTCGCGAGTTGATCACCAAAAAACACGTCTTTTGTTCGCCCGACATGGCCCATGCGTCGAAGTCAGAATTACGTAAATTAGTTGAAGCATAAAAAAAGCCCCTTACGGGGCTTTAAAGGTTTAAGAGTAACGCTATCAGCGCTGCGATTAGTGCGGCTGCAATAACCATAGCTCTTTTTGCAAGTCGTTGTAAAGGGTGATTAATTGCTCATGTTCGGTCACTGACTTTTCCAGCGCTTCGGTTAGTTGGTCGATACGGTCTAATAGGTTAGCCGTCATTGTGTCGCCTGTTATATAGGCTGTGCGTTCTAACATATCGTTTCCTTTAATTGTTCAATGTCAGAATAAAACGGTTCTGGGTTATAACCCTGATCCGTTTCAATGGATATGGTTCGACCCTCACCCGATATATATTCGCAGTGATAAGCCACTATTTCACCCCGTTTGAGCATGGCGCTGACTTGATTGTGGGCCGTGATGTATGGATCATTTTTAATCATTATCATTCTCCTGAAATTGACTTACGAAATCATCAACTTTCATTTGCAAGGTTGATAGTTCACTTTCAACCTTAGCTAGTCTTTTTTGGTAGTAGTGAATAGCTTCAATAAATGCGAGTTGTTCAGTCTGCGCGCCCACACTCAAATTCATTTTTCGAGTGTGATCATATAACCAAAACCCGTTCTTTTGTTTACTTATCTCAAATGATGGTTTCATTTCGACTCCTTAATTGTGAAGCTATCGGGTGTAAGAGTCCTATCCATGAAATAGCCCTTAGAACAGTATTCAGGCGCTTTAACTGTTATCCAGTGTTCTGCACGCTCTAGGGTGTCACATACTGCGTGCACCGCTAAAGGATTCCGCTTTTCGATTACTTTGAACATAGTTAACCCCTTACATTGTTTAAACGGTCGTCAAGTATCAGAATGCAATCCAGTAGAGCATCCCCTACCGTTTCATTTTGAGGAAACCAATTAGCCAAGGCGATTAGGCAGGCTAGAAGGTCGTGCTCACTTCGAATGGCGCGAAGTGATACTAATAGTTGAGGGGTTGCTTTGCTATTCATTTGGACAACCCGATACCGTACATCAAAGCGCTGATTTTGTCTGACAACTCACGTGCAGGCCCATGACCGCCAAATATGTCGTTTATCCCTGTACCGCCCGATGCGCTCATGCGGTGCAGTGCATAGCCCCCATATGCGCACGATAGGCAGTAGACACCGGGATTACCGCCAATAATCTTTCCGTCGTCACCAGTGCGATAGATTGGCACGTCTTCCAGTCCAACTAGGGTATTCAAATTCTTAACTTGCTGACGTAAAAATGATTGAGTGATTCTCATGGTTTATTCTCTTGTAGGTCAAGATTGACCCCGTATACCCTCATGCAAGGGCATACAGTGGAAATCTTAAACCGACGCGATATTGATAACCTTACGTGAAACAGCATCTGCTTTTTTAACCCCCGTACCATGCGAGATAAACCCAATGATCACGGTACGATCCGCACGTCCGCATAGTTGGCATGTGGCGCATGAGACATCTTCGCGAATTTGAGCAGGGCAGATAACGACTTTATGGCCGTTAGGGGTGATCAAATTGGCATCAGTCAGTACAGGCAGAACAACGCACACGGGTAAGCCTGTTCGAATCAGCGCATCAGCGTGATCCAAATTGTTAGCCGATAGGTTAACGGTAAACCCGCTCACGTTAGCTAGTTCAATCAACTCTAGGTTGTCGCCTAAATTTATATCGTGGTGCGTGTAAGTGAATCCACGTTTGCCCATGTTTGCTTCGATTAGCATATGCATAGCCCCGCTATCGATCAAACCCCCGATATGGGGTAAATCACCCGCTTGATTGTGGCGCCAAAAAGTATCGTCGGGCAGAACCGCTATAGTGGCGCAAAATACGGTAAACGATACACCGCGCATATCGGCTGTTACCGCATTCCAATGCAGACGCAACGGCCCCGTTTCAGCATAACAGCCGTTGTTGAAAAATTCGCATGATGGGCTACATGATGCGCGAGTCGACGTTGAAACAGGGATAGCCCCTGTTTTAACGTTTTTAGATACCAGCGTTAAATGGTATGACTGAGCAGCGACGATGGGGTTTAATTTGAATATCATTTTGTAAGGCAATCAAAATAAGACAACATGAGTGCCAATGTGCTACCCACAAATAGCCCACATAACAGTAAACGAACTAGCATTTGAGTACTCCAATTAATTAGTGAGAACGATAGTGTAAGGATTTTACTTGCAACATGTGTCACATGCGCGACAGTAGGCACGTTGTGGGTGCCTATGTGGGTAGTCTGTGGGCATCCCGGAAATGGCCTGTTCCCCAATGGGTAGGCTATGTGGGCTATCTATTTATCTTACTTTGGATTTTAGATATATATAAGTAATAGCTTATATAGTTAAAGAGACAGTGCGACTGAAATTCCCCCGAAACATAGCCCACATGACCCACAAATGACCGGCGCATGGTTTCCCCTGTAGCAGGCATCAGGGTTGTGTTGGCATAGCCCACATGACCCACACTTGCACTTGACAACGCATAGCCCACACTGCCTACATCTAATAGCGTGATTCGACTCGCGTAGGCATAGCCCACATAGCCCACATGCATTTTGGCCGCGACCAGGGGGGGGAGGCCCCGGCGAAAGGGCCAGCGGCTACGGAGCCTTCACGAACAAATTTTTTTTAATATAAAATTCCAGCCACTTGCCTACGCATGGAGAACAAATGTTCAAGTCATTCCCGCTCACTATTCGTGAGGTCAAAGCGACAGAGACTCGCTTACAGTCCATTTACGATGCCGCCAAGATGGGACTCAAAGGCGACACACTCGCGCTTGCATCTGGAATGCTGCCTACTGAGTATCGGCAACTCTGCATACTTGACCCCGTAGCGGAAATGGCGGCGCTTAAAGGCAAAGCAGACGGAGAGAGGGAGATGGCGCATCTTCTCCATGAAGCGGCCAGAGGCGGCGATGCCAAGGCCGCGCTCGAAATTCTCAAGCATCAACACGGCTGGGTAGCCAAGCAGTCCATCTCGGTTGACATCGACCAACGCATATCAATCACGCAGGCGTTGGCTGACGCTGAACTACGAGTCATAGAGGTAATAGATGCAATCGACCAAATACAGCGCTGAAGACGAACAGGAACTGATGGCGCGGCTGTGGTCGCCACAGATCAAAGACAACCCACTGGCGTTTGTGATGCTGGTATTCCCGTGGGGCGTTAAGGGTACGCCACTGGAAACTTTCAGTGGGCCTCGCAAATGGCAACGGGAAGTGCTGAACGACTTGGCTGACCACATCAAGCGGAACAAAGGTCTGTTGGACTTTGAGGTGTTGCAAGAAGCTATTTCGTCTGGCCGTGGTATTGGCAAGTCGGCGTTAGTGTCATGGCTGACAATCTGGATGTTATCGACGCGCATTGGCTCAACAACGATCATTTCGGCCAATAGTGAGTCTCAGCTACGCAGCATTACATGGGCCGAGATTACCAAGTGGCTGGCGATGTCATTGAACTCGCACTGGTTTGAAGTTTCGGCGACCCGAGTGATGCCAGCCAAGTGGCTAACTGAACTGGTGGAGCGGGATCTAAAGAAAGGCACGCGCTATTGGGGAGTGGAAGGTAGGCTTTGGTCGGCTGAGAATCCTGATGCTTATGCTGGTGTACACAACTTTGACGGTGTGCTGGTGATCTTCGATGAGGCCAGTGGTATTGACGACAGCATCTGGGCGGTCACATCTGGATTCTTTACGGAGAACACGCCGAATCGTTTTTGGATGGCGTTCTCAAATCCACGGCGCAACACGGGGTATTTCTATGAGGCGTTTAATTCCAAGCGGGAGTTTTGGAAATCTCGGGTGGTGGACGCTCGGACGGTGGAGGGGACGGACAAGGCGGTGTATGAACGGATTATTAATGAGTATGGGCCGGACAGTGCGCAGGCTCATGTGGAGGTGTATGGGATGTTTCCCAATGCGGGGGATGACCAGT